ACAATCACTAGCACCAGCAACGAAATCACCCTGAGTTCCACCGTGGGCTTGCCCGCTTCTGGGTTCATCAAGATTGACTCAGAGACCATCAACTACGGGTACATAGTAGGGAATACCCTCTATAGCTGCTTCCGTGCGCAGAACAATACTACTGCTGCGGCACATACCGCTGGGGCTACTGTCTACTGGCAGCAGCTTCCCGCCGTGACCGTCTGGCCTACACCTGACAACGCGCAAACGTACACACTGGCCTACTGGCGGCTGCGCCGCACCCAAGATGCTGGCGGCGGTGTGAACATCATGGACGTGCCGTTCCGGTTTATCCCCTGCATGGCAGCAGGGCTGGCGTTCCACATCGCAGGCAAAATCCCCACAGGCATGGAGCGACTGCCCGTCCTGAAGGCTCAATACGACGAGGCTTGGGAGCTTGCAGCTTACGAAGACCACGAGAAAGCGGCCCTACGTTTGGTGCCGCGACAGACCTATATCGGGCGGTAGTCATGGGCAATAGATTCGCTTCTGGCAAGAATGCAATCTCCGAATGTGACCGCTGCGGTCAACGGTTTAAGTTGAAGGTTCTACGCACAGAAATCATCAAGACAAAGAACTACAATCTGCTAGTATGCCCAGCATGTTGGGACCCTGACCAACCGCAGCTACAGCTAGGTATGTTTCCTGTAGACGACCCACAGGCTTTGCGTAACCCGCGCCCTGACCGGAGCTATGTAGCTTCTGGATTGGATACGTTGGGGTACCCCAGTGGCGGTAGCAGGGACATTCAGTGGGGCTGGAACCCTATTGGTGGGGCTAGCAATTTTGACACGGTTTTGACCCCCAACTACTTGGTCGGAACCACGAGTGTTGGCACGGTAACAGTAACGGTTTCATAGGAGTCCATGATGGCTAAAGAAGGTATGAAAAGTGATATGGCGCAAGACAAGGCCATGGTTAAAAAAGCGTTCAAGCAGCACGATGCGCAAAAGCATAAAGGCAGCAAGAGCACTTCGTTGAAACTGAAAAAAGGTGGGCCCACCTCTGAAGACCGGATGCGCGTTGGTCGCAACCTGTCCCGTGCAGCCAACCAGAAAACGGGGTAAATCATGGCCTACAGTATGAAAAAAGGCGGCAAAGAAGTTGGCCAAGCCAGCGTCTACGCCGAGCCGCACACGATGGACGGCAAGAAGATGAAAATCCCGGCAGTCCCCGGCAAAGAGCCTAGCAGCAGCAAGTTGGACACGATGGACGTTAGCATAGGCAACATCAGCAAGTCTGCTGGCGATGAGCAAGTCAAGACAACAGGTATCAAGGTGCGCGGCACTGGCGCAGCTACCAAAGGTCTGATGGCAAGGGGCCCAATGGCATGAACTATTCTGAGCTTTCGGCGGCGATACAGACCTACACGGAGAACAATTTTCCGACGATTACCCTTGCGGATTCGTCTACGGTCTCGTCTACGGCTCAGATTAACCGTTTCATCCAGCAGGCCGAGCAGCGCATCTACAACTCGGTGCAGTTCCCCTCGTTGCGTAAGAACGTGACGGGGACAATCACATCCGGCAATAAGTACTTGTCCTGCCCTGACGACTTCCTGTCTTCGTACTCCTTGGCTATCTTTTCTGGCGCGGGCCCGTACACATTCCTGCTCAACAAGGATGTAAACTTCATGCGCGAGGCGTACCCCACGCCAACCGACACCGGCACTCCCAAGTACTATGCCCTGTTTGGCCCGACTGTCTCGGGTTCAACCATCAGCAACGAGTTGTCGTTCATCCTTGGCCCGACACCTGATGCAACCTACTCCGCAGAACTGCACTACTACTATTTTCCTGAGTCCATTACTACTGCTGGCACAACATGGCTAGGGGATAATTTTGATACGGTCTTGCTTTATGGAAGTCTGGTTGAAGCCTACACGTTTCAAAAAGGTGAGGCAGATTTACTCGCCCTATACGACGGTAAGTACAAAGAGGCATTAGCCCTTGCCAAGCGCCTTGGCGACGGCTTAGAGAGGCAAGACGCGTACCGTAGTGGTCAATACCGCCAAGCAGTTACATGATGCCGAACACACGCAAAGAAGCACTAGCCGGGGGGTACAAAAGGTACTTTACTGGCGCTACCTGCGTGCGCGGGCATGTAGCAGACCGCCGCGCAAAAACTGGAGAGTGTCTTGCGTGTCGAGCCGAGCACCTTGTTGTCTGGCGTAAAAACAACCCAAAAAGCGTAAAGCAACACAATGATACGCAGTACGTGAAGCACACGGAAAAAATAAAAGCGCACGTTCAAAAATGGGCTAAAGAAAACCCAGCTAAGGTGCTAACTTACACCCGCGCTGCGCAAACAAAAAAACGTATGCGTAACCCGAAATGGCTTACAGCAGATGAAAAGTGGATGATTGGGCAGGCTTACGAACTAGCAGCCCTGCGCTCCAAAATGTTTGGGTTCTCTTGGCATGTAGACCACATCCTTCCATTGCAAGGCAAAACCGTATCGGGGCTGCATACGCCATACAATCTGCAAGTTATTCCGGGCGTAGAAAATGTTCGCAAGTCCAACAGCTTTGAGGTAGCGGCATGAGCATCGTCCAAACGCAGACCACCAGCTTCAAGAAGGAGTTGTACGAGGCCGTCCACAATCTGTCCACGAACACCCTCAAGATTGCGCTCTACACCGGCAACGCCAACTTGAACGAGGACACGACGGTATATACAACGTCCAACGAGGTTGTAGCGTCTGGTTATACAGCGGGGGGGAATACTTTGACCGGGGTAACTATCAGTTCTGCTGACTACACGGCCTATGTGAATTTTGCCAACACGTCTTGGACGGCTGCAATCACGGCCCGCTGTGCTTTGATTTACAACGTGACGCAGGGCAACAAGTCCATTGCAGTGATTGATTTCGGGGCAGACAAAACATCGACCACGACCTTTACAATCGCTATGCCCGCTAACACATCCACCACCGCACTTATCAGGAGTTCAAATTGATTGTTACTACGACCAAAGGTGAGATGGACGACTCTCTGTTGGAGTATCGTTCCGGTGAAGTGGACAACGACAACGAGTTCACTAAGTGGACTGAGTACTGGCTGGATGGTGAATTGGTTCACCGGTCTGTGCATGTGACCTTAAAAAAACCAGCCGTCTTTGGTGGCGGTGAAACAGCTTCTTTTGCTTAAAGGATAAATCATGGCAAATTCTCAATCGATGTGTACCTCGTTCATGGGCGAGTTGCTGACCGCTACGCACAACTTCGGCACTGCGCCTATTCGTGCGGCTACCACTGCTGATACCTTCAGGGGTGCTTTGTACTTGGCTTCTGCCACTATCAACGCTTCAACCACTGTGTATTCATCAACAGGTGAAGTGACCGGCACAGGCTATTCTGCCGGGGGCGTAGTCGTAACCAACGGAACAGCCCCAATCGCCACCAATTCATCGGCAACTGCCGGTGTAGCCTACTGGACACCATCCGCCAGTTTGACTTACACCTCAGTGACTTTGACTACAGCATTTGATGCCGTTTTGATTTACAACGCATCACAAAGCAACAAGGCGGTGAGCGTTCACACGTTTGGTTCGCAGACCATCACAGCGGGTACTTTCACGTTGACCATGCCTGCAAACACCACTTCTACAGCATTGTTGCGTTTGGCTACAACCTAAGCGGAGGCGGCGCAGGCCGTAGACCATGTTTGGTATATCCGCATACGCCCAGTCGCCCTATGCCGCCCTTGGCGAGAATGTAACCGTTGTTGTCGCCCTGACGGGCGTGGCTGCGTCTGGGAATGTTGGGTCTGTAACAGCGGTAAACACGGTTGCCCTGACAGGGGTTGTAGCTGCTGGTGATGTAGGTACGGTTGTTCTTACTAAAGCTCAAGCCATAACAGGTGATGAGGCAGTAGGTAGCGTTGGGTCGGTTGTACAAAGTATTTCCGTTGCTCTGACTGGGGTTCAGGCTCTTGGAGAGGCGGGCGGGGTAGATGAAACCAACTTCCCTGAGATACAAGAAGTTCGCGCTGATTGCTTTGTTGGTACAACTACAGCAGCACTGACCATTGCTCTATCTGGGGTGTCAGCTTCGGGGGCGGTTGGCACAGTAGCCAACGGCGGGATAGAGGTTGCACTGATAGGCGTAGAGGCTTCTGGCTTTGCTGGGACGATGCTCTACAACGAGTCGGATGTAACAACCGGCGATGTAGCGACAGGCGAAGTTGGCACGGTAGAGCCTGTAATTTCGGTTGCTTTGACGGGTGTCACGGCTTCCGGCGCGGTCAGTGCGGTAGAGTTTGCGCAGGTTGCGTTCTTAGTTGGGGATGAGGCGGCGGGTCTTGTTGGTACGGTTGGCCCTGTAATAACTGTGGCGTTGTCTGGGGTTCAAGCCGCAGGCTCAGTTGGAAATGTGCTTGCCGTATATTGGAAGTTGATAGATGACAGTCAGGACGCAAACTGGCAAAATATCAATGATGCGCAGGCGGCAGCATGGGCAGCAATAGCTACCGCACAAACATCAAGCTGGGCTTTAATCGACACGGCAAGTTAGGAAATATATGGCTTTTGTACTTGCAGACCGGGTAAAGGAAACTACCACTACGACTGGTACGGGAACAGTCACGCTTGCTGGCGCATCGGCTGGGTATCAATCGTTCTCCGCCATCGGCAACGCCAACAGCACTTACTACACCATTGCAGCCCAAACCGGCACAGAGTGGGAAGTTGGGGTTGGAACCTACACCTCGTCAGGAACCACGCTCTCCCGCACCACGGTGCTGTCCTCCAGCAATGGGGGCTCCTTGGTCAACTTCTCCGCTGGCACGAAGGACGTATTCGTCACCCAGCCATCCAGCCGCACAGTGTATGTAGGAGCCAGCGACCAGACCATTGTCGGCGCAAACAA